ATCCCTTACCTTCCGTAAAAATAAGCTTTAAAACCTTGATTTAAAAGCTTTTCATTCTAGCAAGTGTCAAATAGGTGTCAAGAAAATAATTCTCTGACTCGTTGACCTTGCTCTTTTTTATGTTCTTCAAGTAGGTGTGAATAGGTGTTTAACGTTTGCGATATTGTAGAGTGACCTAATCGTTTGCTAATATATTCAATCGGTATGCCTTTTGATAGTAAGTAAGATGTGTGAGTATGTCTAAGTGAATAGGGAGTGATGTTATCATTATTTAATCCTATTACTTCTTTTGCTTTTTTAAATGATTTGCTCACTGATGTATGACTAACCGAAAATAGCTTCCCGTTAATTCTACGTGGCAATCTGGCCAACTTTGAATTTATACGCATAATATCTCTTGGATTAACTTCTACGTCTCGTTTTGAATTCTTTGTTTTTGTTCCGGGTAAATGAACTATACCATTTGCTTTGTTTAAATCTTTGTATGTCATATTAATAACATCGCTATATCTTGCACCAGTAATACCTAAAATATACAGAAAGATATAGCTTTCTTCATCTCTTTTTTTAAAGTACTCTAGTAAGTTTAAGTAGTCTTTGATCGTTATATATTTAAACTTCTCATCTTTAGATTTTTCAGTGCCTTTGATATTAACATCATAGGTAGGGTCTTTTTTTAAATAACCATCATATAATGCGTCTTTGATACATCTTGCTAAACAACCGTGAACCTTTCTCACGGTCTCGTCGGTATGACCTTGTGCGTATTTATTTAAAAACCTTTGATATTCACTTCGTGTAATATTTTTTACTAACATGTTTTCCCCAAAAAACTCGCTAAATAACTTAATTGATCTTTCGTACCAATAAAACTGTTTGCTGGATAATTGTTTTTTATTTTTTATATTTATCCAATCACTGTAGTATTCTTTAAACTTTTTGTTATCTTCAATGTTATTTCCGTCCTCCAAATCTCTAATCAATTGTTGTGCAGCATTGCTTGCCTCTGCTTTAGTTTTGAATCCCGACTTTCTTTTCTTTCCTGATTTGAAAGACGGATGTTTTACATCGTATTGCCAAGATGTCGACGTTTTATTCTTTCTTTTTGTAATAGTAAATGATGCCATTTTATTTCTCCTCCTCAAAATTGGCAAAAAATAATAAGGGTAGGCGAGCTACCCGAAATTTCGCATTATAGATAGGTTAGTGACAAAATACATTTTTCGTCTAGATTAACCGTACCTCTTAGATTATTAATATTTTCATTTAGATGTTTTTCAGAAACTTTAGCAACTTCATAATCGTTCATGTAAAGTGTTTGGTTTTTTATTGTATAATTAAGTAATTCATAATCTTTGTATATTTCTTTTACTTTATCTATATCAACATTTTCAAGAACAAGTTTTTTTCTGTTATTATAATTAAAGTTTTCCATTGTTTTCCTCCTATAATAGCTTATCTGCAATCATCACAGCTAATAAATCGTTTTGTCTTATTGCTTCTAATTTTAAGTTGAATATTTGTGTGACATATTTATCTGAGTCTCTAGGTACTTTATTAATTGTTTTAGAAAAGTTGTTTAACCATTCGATTTTATCTTCATATTTCATTTTACTATTTGCAAAATTCTTTTTTTGACCGTGTCTTAAAAGTCTAGTTGTATATTTCCCGGCAAGTTGGTGTCTTTTTTCTTGGTTTTTATAAATTGGACTTTTATAAATAGCTTTATAAATTTCGTTTATAGTAGCGAAATATTGATTTCCTGTACTTTTATTTACAGACAAATGATTGCTAGACTCGAAATCGTTGACTACAATATAGTATTCATAGTCGGTTTTTATCGAGTAATTTTTCGAATTCATCAAAAATTCTATAGTAAATAATTGGTCTTCAGCAGTTTTAGAGAATGTTTTGAATTTTATCTTGTTTTTATCTATAACACTTTTTTTAAACATTTTTAGTACTGATAAAGCATAAAAAATACTATTATCAATAATATCAGCTTTCGCTACATTTCCTTTCTCAAATATAGCTTTAGGAACACTTCTTCCTTTACCTTCAACTCCATATTTTCCAATTATTAAATCGCTATTATTTTCTTTGCCGTAATTATATAAATCTTCTAGTGCTCTTTCGTGGAGTAAATCATCAGAATCTAAAAAGAATACATATTCAGCTTTGCTCATTTTTAAGCCTGTATTTCTAGGTACGCTAGCATTTCCGCTATTCTTTTTTAACTGTTTAAAACGGACTAATCCTTTATATTTTTTTATAACATTCAGAGTCTCGCCATTGTCATTTGAATGATCATCAATAATAATTAATTCGTAATCAGTACTCTTCATTGTTTGATTTAATACTGAACTAATGGTTCTATGTAATTTTTCGCCGTTATTGAATGTTGGTATTATAACACTTACTTTTTTCATGTTCATTTCTCCTTTATTTGTATTTCTTTATATTTAAAAACTCTCAACGGCTCAAATGTAATTGAATATTCGCCGTAGTGAGTACCAATACCGTATATCTTTTTATATTGTTCTATCGCCTCCAATATGTATTCTTCGCTTAATTGTAGGTATTCGGATAACTCATACAAGTTACGTACGCCATAATTATAAGCTTCTACAATTTCACGTAGCGGTACAGCTGAAGTAAAACCGTGTCTACGTGCATAATTTTCAAATTTCCTATTAATCCATTTTGATTGGTCTAAAATGTTGCCATACGTCAACTTGTGGTGGGCAAGTTCTTCATATAATACTTCTAATTTGTTTCTTTCGGATAGGGAAGGTCTAATAAAAATTTCTCCTTCTTGATACCAACCATCGAATCCTCGAGGTACTCTTTGTGTTTCTTTCACTTCAACTTCACATTTCATAAGCAATTCTTCGTATTTTCCCATGCGCCAAACCCCTTTGGTATCTTATTTCTTTCTATCTCTAACCCATTGCATAAAGTTTTCGATTTCTTCCCATTCTTCGGGAGTAAATTCATCTTTATTTGCATGACCGGCTATAGTTTCTTGATGAATACTTCTTTCTTCTGTAATTCTCGATTTAGGTACATTAAAGTAATCTGCTAATTGTTGGACTTTTGATATTCTAGGATATTTAAGTTCTTTAAGCCAGTTAGAGATTGTTGATTGACTTACCCCGATTGCTTCAGACAATTCTACTTGAGTAATGTTGTTCTTTTTCATAAGTTGTTCTAAGTTCTCTGATAAAATTTTTCTAGCACTCTTATATTCCATAATTTTCTCCTTTAGTATTACTTAATGTAATACTAATTTACCATAAGTAATATCACTTTTCAATACAAAATATTACTTTTTTGAAATAAATATCACTTTAGGTGTTGACATATTACTTTAAGTGATAGTATAGTTGTAAATGTCAACGGGAGGTGATACGAAATGCCAGAAAATTTTAAAGAGTTCTCTGTAAAGGTCTGGAGAACTAATTCGAATATGACACAACAAGATGTCGCTGATAAATTAGGCGTTACTAAACAATCTGTAATAAGATGGGAAAAAGATGACGCAGAATTAAAAGGCTTACAATTGTATGCTTTAGCCAAATTATTCAACACAGAAGTTGATTATATAAAGGCTAAAAAAATTTAATATTAATATCACTTTAAGTGATAAAGGAGGAAGCTGAAATGCAAGAATTACAAACATTTAATTTTGAAGAATTACCAGTAAGGACATTAGAAGTTGACGGCGAACCATATTTTATAGGAAAAGATGTTGCTGACATTTTAGGTTACGCAAACGGACGAGATGCTTTGTCAAAACATGTTGATGCAGAAGATAAGCTGACGTCGCAAATCGCGACGGCAGGTCAAAACAGAAATGTAACGATCATCAACGAATCAGGATTATACAGTTTAATCTTTTCTAGCAAATTAGAAAATGCGAAACGATTTAAACGCTGGGTAACTTCGGAAGTTTTACCAACGTTAAGAAAAACTGGTGCTTACCAAGTACCTAGCGACCCAATGCAAGCATTGAGATTAATGTTTGAAGCTACAGAACAAACAAAACAAGAAATTAAAAACGTAAAAGATGATGTTATCGTTTTGAAAGAAAATCAAAAACTGGATGCGGGAGACTACAACTTCTTAACTAGAACAATCAATCAAAGAGTAGCTCATATACAAAGACTACATGCGATAACAAACCAAAAACAACGTAGCGAATTATTCAGGGATATTAATTCAGAAGTGAAAAAGATGACTGGTGCGAGTTCAAGAACGAACGTAAGACAAAAACATTTCGACGATGTAATTGAAATGATTGCTAATTGGTTCCCGTCACAAGCTACTTTATACAGAATCAAGCAAATTGAAATGAAATTTTAAAACGAAATATAGGAGAGGCTAAATATGGAATACATCGGATATGCAGACGCAAATGCGTTTGTAAAAATAAGTGGCATTTCAAAAGATGATCTAGAGAAAAAAGTCTACTCGAACAAAGAGTTTCAAAAAGAATGCATGTACAGATTTGGTCGAGGACAAAAGCGTTATATAAAAATTGACAAAGCTATTCAATTTATCGGTACCAATTTAATGATTAATGAATACGAATTATAGGAGGAGTTATCAAATGAGTGACACATATAAAAGCTACCTAGTAGCAGTATTATGCTTCACGGTCTTAGCGATTGTACTCATGCCGTTTTTATACTTCACTACAGCGTGGTCAATTGCAGGATTCGCAAGTATCGCAACATTCATATTCTATAAGGAATACTTTTTTGAAGAATAAAAAAACTGCTGCTTGCGCCAACAAGTAACAGTATCAAGCACTTAAGAAAAATTTCAAGTTAAATATAAAACGAAACAAGGAGGAAGTCAACTATGACTAAAAATTATAAAGACATGACTCAGGACGAAATAAAAGACTTATTATCTGAAAAAAGCGGAGAATTGTATGAATTAGCGAAAGAAATTAAGGGAGAAAGTAAATTTGATATTTTACTTTTCTCATCAATAGGAGTTATCGACGGAGATTATTTAGCAGGTTCAAGTTCTGTGATTGGTCATACTTTCGATCTTGCTTCCTTATTGGATAGCACTAAGAGTTATAAAGACATTGTCAATGTTCTCCAAATGTGTAAATCACAAAAATTTCTCGGTATTGATGACGAAAAGGAGGACTAAAACAATGTATTACGAAATAGGCGATATGATACGCAAAAATATTCATGTTAACGGATTCGATTTTAAGCTATTCATTTTAAAAGGTCATATGGGCATATCAATACAAGTTAAAGATATGAACAACGTACCAATTAAACATGCTTATGTCGTAGATGAGAATGACTTAGATATGGCATCAGACTTATTCAACCAAGCAATAGATGAATGGATTGAAGAGAACACAGACGAACAGGACAGACTAATTAACTTAGTCATGAAATGGTAGGTGTCAAAATGAAACCACATAAATTTAAACGAATGGCTATTGACTTAATAGAACGTGTACAAAGTACTGCTTATGAACTGGAGTACAAGTACAACATTATATGGGTTTGGCACTATAGCGATGACTACTTAGGTAAAATTTCATCAATAAATATGCACAACAATGTTGATGATGACAGTACGTTATTAACTAAGTACGAGAAAGCTAAAAAAGTACTAGCAGGGGAGGCGTTAATAGATGGCTAATCTATATGAGCTATCAGAAGCATTTAAAGAGATGTCTAATCAAGATGAATTAGATCCAACATTACTAAAAGACACATTAGATTCTATCCAAGCAGAAATGAATGTCAAAGTAGATAACATCGTCAATTGGAGACGTGAAACATTAGGTGACATAGATGTCATAGATAAAGAGATTAAGCGACTTCAAAATTTAAAAAAACAAAAACAAAATTTAACTGATCGTTTAAGAGATTACTTAAAAGAGATGTTAGAAACACAGGAAGTAGATAGTTACCGCACAGCTACTAATCATATTTACAAGCGCAAAAACGGGGCTAGTAAAAATATTATCGATGAAAAACTTATTCCAAAGGATTATTGGCTATCACAAGCGCCAAAGCTTAATTCTAAGCAACTAATCGATGATTTGAAAGCTGGCAAAGATATTCCGGGTGCTGAATTAAAGGTAACGGAAAGTTTGGTGATTAAGTGATGAGTGAGGAACAAGATATTTTACAAGAACTAGGTATTGAGGAAATTAATGAAGATACTCAGAACTATTATTCAATTATGGTATATGGCAAATCAGGAACCGGCAAGACGACTTTAGCCACTAGAGAAAACAACGCTTTTATTATCGATATTCACGAAGATGGTACTCAAGTAACGCGACAAGGTTTTGTGAAGAGAGTCGACAATTACATTGCTTTTAGAAACACAATTGCGAGTATTGAATCGATTGTAAATACAGCTAGACAAAGAGGAAAGTTACTTGATGTGGTTGTAATTGAAACAGCACAAAAGTTAAGAGATATAACGCTGACTCATGTGATGAACACGCACCAAGTCAAAAAAGCAAGAATTCAAGATTATGGGGAAACATCTAAATTAATTGTTAACTCGATTAGGCACCTATTAAAGGTTAAAGATAAGCTCGGATTTCACGTTGTGCTTACAGGACATGAAGGGCTTAACTCAGAAGATAAAGATGAGAACGGAAAAATTATTAACCCTAGAATATCAATTGAAGTACAACCGGCAATACACAACAACTTAGTAACTCAGTTCGACATTATAGGACACACATTTATAGAAGATCATACAGATGAGAACGGAAATGCGACACACGATTATGTGTTTTCTGTAGAACCTTCTAATTTATATACAACTAAAGTTAGGCATAATCCGCAAATAACAATCAATAATCCAGGTATTAAAAATGCTTCAATTTCAAAAATTATAGATATGGCACAAAACGGAAACTAATAAAAAACTAAAAAGGACGGTATTTAATTATGAAAATCACAGGACAAGCGCAATTTACTAAAGAAACAAATCAAGAAAAGTTTTATAACGGCTCAGCAGGGTTTCAAGCTGGAGAATTCACAGTGAAAGTTAAAAATATTGAATTCAATGATAGAGAAAATAGATATTTCACAATCGTATTTGAAAATGATGAAGGCAAACAATATAAACATAATCAATTTGTACCGCCGTATAAATATGATTTCCAAGAAAAACAATTGATTGAATTAGTTACTCGATTAGGTATTAAGTTAAATCTTCCTAGCTTAGATTTTGATACCAATGATCTTATTGGTAAGTTTTGTCACTTGGTATTGAAATGGAAATTCAATGAAGATGAAGGTAAGTATTTTACGGATTTTTCATTTATTAAACCTTACAAAAAGGGCGATGATGTTGTTAACAAACCTATTCCGAAGACAGATAAGCAAAAAGCTGAAGAAAATAAAGGGGCACAACAACAAACATCAATGTCTCAACAAAGCAATCCATTTGAAAGCAGTGGCCAATTTGGATATGACGACCAAGATTTAGCGTTTTAAGGTGTGGTTTAAATGCAATACATTACAAGATACCAGAAAGACAATGACGGCACTTATTCCGTCGTTGCTACTGGTGTTGAACTTGAACAAAGTCACATTGACTTACTAGAAAACGGATATCCACTAAAAGCAGAAGTAGAGGTTCCGGATAATAAAAAACTATCTATAGAACAACGCAAAAAAATATTCGCAATGTGTAGAGATATAGAACTTCACTGGGGCGAACCAGTAGAATCAACTAGAAAATTATTACAAACAGAATTGGAAATTATGAAAGGTTATGAAGAAATCAGTCTGCGCGACTGTTCTATGAAAGTTGCAAGGGAGTTAATAGAACTGATTATAGCGTTTATGTTTCATCATCAAATACCTATGAGCATAGAAACAAGCAAGTTGTTAAGTGAAGATAAAGCACTATTGTATTGGGCTACAATCAACCGCAACTGTGTAATATGCGGAAAGCCTCACGCTGACCTAGCACATTATGAAGCAGTCGGTAGCGGCATGAACAGAAACAAAATGAATCACTACGACAAACATGTGTTAGCACTGTGTAGACAACATCATAATGAACAGCACGCAATTGGCGTTAAGTCGTTTGATGATAAATATCACTTGCATGACTCGTGGATAAAAGTTGATGAGAGGCTCAATAAAATGCTGAAAGGAGAGAAAAATGAATAAGTTACTAATAGATGACTATCCGATACAAGTATTACCGAAATTAGCTGAATTAATAGGATTAAACGAAGCAATAGTATTGCAACAAATTCATTATTGGTTAAACAACTCAAAACATAAATACGATGGTAAAACTTGGATATTCAATTCATATCCAGAATGGCGAAAACAATTTCCGTTTTGGTCTTTGATTACTATAAAAAGAACAATATACAGTCTTGAAAAACAAAACTTGTTGCTCATAGGCAATTATAACAAAGCTAAATTTGATAAGACGAAGTGGTACACCATTAATTATCAAACTATTGAAGGTATGATACGACCATCGTATCAAAATGATACGACGAGTGTATCAAAAAGAGACGATGGAGTGTATCAAAATGATACGACCAATACCATAGACTACACAGAGACTAACAAACATAGAGAGACAGACGACGTCTCAAAGTCATTTAAGTATATTAGTACCAATTTAGAAATTATACAAAACCCTTTAAAAGCAGAACAGTTAGAACACGAAATTAAATCATTTAAGCAAGATCAGTTCGAAATAGTAAAAGTCGCTACCGATTACTGCAAAGAAAACAACAAAGGTCTGAATTACTTACTAACTGTATTAAAGAACTGGAATAAAGAAGGCGTTTCAGATAAAGAAAGTGCTGAAAACAAATTGAAACCTCGTAACTCTAAAAAAGAAACTACTGATGATGTCATAGCACAAATGGAAAAAGAATTGAGTGATGACTAATGCCGATGAGCAAAACACAAGCATTAGAAATTATTAAAAAAGTTAGGTACGTATACAACATCGATTTTGATAAACCAAAGTTAGAAATGTGGATTGATGTATTAAGTCAAAACGGAGATTATCAACCAACTGTAAAAGCTGTAGATGGATATATCAACAGTAACAACCCGTACCCGCCTAACCTACCAGCAATCATGCGTAAGGCACCTAAAAAAGTATCTATCGATCCGGTAGACAACGAAACCGCTACACACCAATGGAAAATGCAGAATGACCCCGAATATGTCAGACAAAGAAAAATAGCGCTAGATAACTTCATGAATAAGTTGGCAGAATTTGGGGGCGATAACGAATGAATTACGGACAATTTGAAATTGAAAGCACAATAATCGCTACGCTACTTAAACAACCGGACGTACTAGAAAAGATAAGAGTTAAAGATTACATGTTTACTAACGAAAAGTTTAAAACCTTTTTCAATTATGTAATGGACGCCGGAAAGATAGATCATCAAGAAATCTATTTAAAAGCAACTAAAGATAAAGAATTTTTAGATGCAGATACTATAACTAAACTTTATAACTCCGATTTCATTGGATACGGCTTCTTTGAACGTTACCAACAAGAATTATTGGAAAGTTATCAAATTAACAAAGCGAATGAGTTGGTCACTGAGTTCAAACAACAACCTACGAACCAAAACTTTAACAACTTGATTGATGAACTCAAGGATTTAAAAACGATTACTAACAAAAAAGAAGACGGAACCAAGAAGTTTGTTGAGGAGTTTGTCGAAGAGTTATACAGCGATAGCCCTAAGAAGCAAATTAAGACGGGTTATAAGCTCATGGATTACAAAATAGGGGGATTGGAGCCGTCGCAATTAATCGTCATCGCAGCGCGTCCCTCAGTGGGTAAGACAGGTTTTGCATTAAACATGATGCTGAACATAGCACGGAATGGATATAAAACATCTTTCTTTAGTCTTGAAACAACTGGCACATCAGTATTGAAACGTATGTTATCAACAATTACTGGTATTGAGTTAACCAAAATAAAAGAAATCAGGAACTTAACGCCAGATGATTTAACAAAGTTAACGAATGCGATGGATAAAATCATGAAATTAGGTATTGATATTTCTGATAAAAGTAATATCACACCGCAAGATGTGCGAGCGCAAGCAATGAGGCATTCAGACGGTCAACAAGTTATTTTTATTGATTACCTTCAACTGATGGATACTGATGCGAAAGTTGATAGACGTGTAGCAGTAGAAAAGATATCACGCGACTTAAAGATAATTGCTAATGAGACAGGCGCAATCATCGTACTACTTTCACAACTGAATCGTGGTGTCGAGTCTAGGCAGGATAAACGTCCAATGCTATCGGACATGAAAGAATCAGGCGGAATAGAAGCAGATGCGAGTTTAGCAATGCTACTTTACCGTGATGATTATTATAACCGTGACGAAGATGACGGTATTACAGGCAAATCTATTGTTGAATGTAACATAGCCAAAAACAAAGACGGAGAAACTGGAATAATTGAATTTGAGTATTACAAGAAGACGCAGAGGTTTTTCACATGAACATCATGCAATTCAAAAGCTTATTGAAATCGATGTATGAAGAGACAAAGCAAAGCGACCCGATTGTAGCAAATGTCTATATAGAAACTGGTTGGGCAGTCAATAGATTGTTGGACAATAACGAGTTATCGCCTTTTGATGATTATGACAAAGTTAAAAGGAAAATCATGAATGAAATCAACTGGAAGAAAACACACATTAAGGAGTGTTAAAAATGCCGAAAGAAAAATATTACTTATACCGAGAAGATGGCACGGAAGATATTAAGGTCATCAAGTATAAAGACAACGTAAATGAAGTTTATTCGCTCACAGGAGCCCATTTCAGCGACGAAAAGAAAATTATGACTGATAGTGACCTAAAACGATTCAAAGGCGCTCACGGGCTTCTATATGAGCAAGAACTAGGATTACAAGCAACGATATTTGATATTTAGAGGTGGCACATGGAAATAGAAATTAAATTTAACGAAACGTTTGAGGTACCTATGGGCTCGCCTCGTCCACGCTTTCGTAATACAGGTAGATTTGTTCAAACTTACATGCCAACGTCTTACAAAAAGCATAAAGCGTATATACAAGGACAAATGCCTAAGTTGAATCTAGAGCATGCGCTAAAAATCGAATTAGACTTTTACTTTCCATTGCTTAAATCATGGTCGAAGAAAAAGAAAATTGAAATGGTTGGACAGTATAAAGTAACTAAGCCGGATATCGATAATTTAATTAAAACGGTATTAGATGCTTGTAATGGTCATGTATGGAAAGACGATAACCAAATTACAGAAATAACTAGCTCAAAGCGTTATGGACTAGAACCAAAAATAATCATGCGAGTTGAGGAAGTGATCTAATGCAACAACAAGCATATATAAACGCAACGATTGATATAAGAATACCTACAGAAGTTGAATATCAGCATTTTGATGATGTGGATAAAGAAAAAGATGCGCTAGCAGAGCGCTTAGATGACAATCCGGATGAATTACTAAAGTATGACAACATAACAATAAGACATGCATATATAGAGGTGGAATAAATGAGTATCGTAAAGATTAACGGTAAACCATATAAATTTACCGAACATGAAAATGAATTGATAAAAAAGAATGGTTTAACTCCAGGAATGGTTGCGAAAAGAGTACGAGGTGGCTGGGCGTTGTTAGAAGCCTTACATGCACCTTATGGTATGCGCTTAGCTGAGTATAAAGAAATCGTGTTAGCCAAAATTATGGAGCGAGAGAGCAAAGAGCGTGAAATGGCTAGGCAACGACGTAAAGAGGCTGAATTACGTAAGAAGAAGCCACATTTGTTTAATGTACCACAAAAACATTCACGTGATCCGTACTGGTTCGATGTCACTTATAACCAAATGTTCAAGAAATGGAGTGAAGCATAATGAGCGTAATCAGTAAC